GCAGTCGGTCACAGATGATCACAAAGTGAGAATTAAGACTGAACTAAAATCTAAGTATGACCAACAGAAACCAAAGTTGGATGAGTATGCAACAAAAGTTGAAGAACTGACTGCACAGAAGGGACTATTTGACACTGCAAAGGCTGAGCAGCAGAAATTGTTCAAAGAACTTGCTGCTATAGATCAGAAAATCATCTCTCTCGAAGAACAAGAATCTACCGTTCGTGTTAAAATTGAGACTCAGAAACAGAGTTCGTCTGCTGACTTGGAAAAAGAGAAGGACAGACTTCGTGACTTAGCTCAATCTGCTCTTAAGTTGATCGAGCGCAAGAATGAATTGATCACAGAGAAGTCTATCCAGGAAGTTTCTCTTGGTCTTCTGAAAGACACTGGCATTAAGGCTAGCATCATCAAGGAATATCTACCCATCCTGAACAAGATGATCAACAAGTATCTATCTGAGTTTGACTTCTTCATCAATTTCGTTCTGGATGAAAACTTCAATGAACAGCTATTGAGTCGTGGAAGAGATTCTGCTTCTTACTTCTCTCTGTCTGAGGGTGAGAAGAAACGAGTGGACGTTGCTATCCTTCTTGCTTTCCGCCACATCGCTTCACTGAAGAACTCTGCCAAGATCAACCTGCTTGTGTTGGACGAACTTGATTCAGGATTGGACCACGACTCTCGGTTGAAGCTGCTGGAATTGATCCAGACTATGGACTCTGATGTATGGATGGTCTCACACTCGATACAGAACACTGAGCTTGAGCAGCAGTTCGACAAGGTAACTTTTGTGATGAAGAAGGGAGACTTCTCAGAAATGATCATCAAGTGATCTACATGTGTTATAATCTATTTTGTGTGCCACGGCTTGTGGTACTATTTGACCCACACTATTGAAAGGTGAATTATATGAGTATCAAAATTTCCAAGGACACGCTGTCCATTCTTAAGAATTTTGCAGGTATTAACGGCAACATTGCCCTGAAGAAGGGTTCCGTTCTGACCACCATCTCCCCACAGCGCAACGTTGTTGCCTCGGTGACTGTGACAGAGGACTTCCCAGAAGACTTCTATATCTATGATCTGAGCCAGTTCTTGGGTGTTCTGTCTCTGTTTTCTGATCCGGATATCGACTTCAGCTCAACTGTTGCAACAATCAAGGAAGGCAAGAACAGTATCAAATACTACGCTGCCGACAAATCTGTTCTCCTGCTTCCCCCAGACAAAGCAATCAAGTTCCCAGGTGCCGATGTTGAGTTCGAACTGACTGCAGAACAGTTGACTGCTATCCAGAAGACTTCCAGTGTTCTTTCTGCCCCAGATCTGAGTATCGTTGGAGATGGAAAGACTCTGACACTGAAAGTTCTTGATCTGAAGAACAATAGCACCAATAACTACGAAGTTGAAATCTGCGAGACCACAGAAGAGTTTGTTGCTAACATCACCATCAGCAACCTGAAAATGACTAACCAGTCATACAAAGTTGAACTTTCTTCCAAGAAAATCTCCAAGTGGACCGCACTTGAAGGTGACATGACAGTGTATGTAGCTCTGGACTCAACTTCCACATTCTCGTGATATAATGGGACTTCGGTCCCTTTGAATTTTGATATGTTAAACACTGTGAGGTAAATTATGAATATGTTGGAACAAGCTGTCTGGTCCGAAAAATACCGTCCTTCTAACGTGGCAGATTGTATTCTGCCCTCTGCTACAAAGAAGCAGGTCATGGATATGATCAATTCTGGTAATATCACTCATCTATTGCTTGCTGGCACTGCGGGAACAGGTAAGACAACCTTGGCTCGTGCTATTGTCAATGAGATGGATGGTGAACTGCTGTTTATCAATGCATCGCTTGAAAACGGCATTGATACAATTCGGACTAAAGTGATGCAGTATTCAAGTACTGTTTCCCTGGAAGGGAAGCCAAAGTTCCTCCTGTTCGATGAGTTTGATGGCTTGAGTAGGAATGCTATGGAGTCTCTCCGTGGCATCATCGAAGAGTTCAAGAACGTACGGTTCTTTTTCACCTGCAACTTTAAGAACCGTATTATCGATGCTATCATTTCTCGGACTGTAGAGATCAACTTTACTATCCCTGCGGATGAGAAATCCAAACTTCAGTCACAGTTCTTCAAACGGATTGTAGAAATTCTGAAGAAGGAAAATCTAGAATTTGACCCTAAGGCTGTGGCCGAACTCATCCAAAAAAGTTATCCTGACAACCGCAAGATCCTGAATGAACTTCAACGATATGCATCTGGCGGCAAGATTGACGCTGGGGTTCTCGTTGATCAAAGTAAATCTCACTTCAAAGATCTGCTAAAGATTCTGAAGGAAAAGAACTTCACCGAGATGCGTAAGTGGGTTGCAAAGAATACTGACATCGAGCCACAGCTTCTGTTTCGCGAGATCTATGATTCCGCTAACGAACAATTGCTACCTTCTTGCATACCTCAAGTAGTAATTCTTGCAGCAGATTATGGGTTCAAGTCAACACATTCAGTAGACCAAGAAATTCTCATGGCTGCATTTCTGACTGAATTCATGGCGGGCGCTCAATGGAAGCAGTAAACACTCTAACTGATTTGACCCTTTTTGGGTTTTTACTACTTTCTGTTGCCGTTGGGTGGACTATTGGTTATTACAAGGGGATCATCAATGGATACAAGCATGCTAAATCAGAAGATGTTGAAGAATATCCAGTCACAAATGTTTACTTCTATGACACAGATGAACAAGAAGTTTATTCATTTGTGAATATGGTCACAGGCGAGTTTATTACTTCTGGGACGTTTGAAGAGTGCATTGAAAAGGTGAAATCTAAAGATACATCTAAACTTGTAGTTTTCTCTAAAGGAGAAAAAGATGAGCATTAATCCGTTTGACTGGCTTAATAATATCAATGGAAGTACTGAATCTATTTGGGATGAATCTACATCTGAAAAAGAATATAACTCTTTCATGATCAATAGAGGTCTATCTCAGTTTCGTGATACTGTTCTATTTTCTCAGATGATGAATGAGAAGTCTCAGTATATTTCCAATAAAATGCAATATGACTTCTACCGGTTGGGTATAACTCATAAGAAAAAACGGTTCGCCAAGTGGCATAAACCAGAAAAACTCCAAGAAATTGAAATGTTATCCAAGCACTTTGGTATAAATATCCGTGTACTTGAAAACTATGTTTCATTGATGAGTGAAACTGATTATGCAACTTTAATGGGATCCCTGGAAAGGGGTGGGCGACATGGAACTAAAAAATGATTATACTGTCTGGGACTTCAAATGGTAGCCAGATATCATGCTAGAGGTCAGTTTAAATGACCCAGATTCTTTTCTGAAAATCAAAGAAACATTAACTCGTATTGGTATTTCTTCCAAGAAAGATCAAACATTATACCAGACATGCCATATTCTTCACAAGAAGGGCAAATACTATATCGTTAGTTTCTTGGAGTTGTTTGCTCTGGATGGAAAAGATACATCTCTGAGTTACGAAGATGTTGCTCGTAGAAATACAATCGCTTCTTTGATTGAACAGTGGGGAATGTGTTCTGTCATGAAAACCCCTATGTATGAAAATGCGAGAGTCCCTGTTTCTTCTATTAAAATTATCCCACACGGAGAAAAGAAGAATTGGAATTTGGTACCGAAATATAATCTCGGCAAATTCAAGACCAAATCGTAAGAATTTGAGGGTAGTTCCTCAAATATGTAGATGCCTATAGGGTCTACATTATCAACCTTGTCTAATTGAAAGGAAACAAAATGGACTTATTTGATCAACTGACTCGTGGCTATATTGGCTCGGATAGATTCTTTAATCTACAAGCTCAACTGGCTGCAAATGCCAAGAAATTTGGCACATTCCCGTTCTATAATATCAAAAAGACTGATGAAAACAAGTACACAGTAGAACTAGCTTTGGCTGGGTATAGTATTTCTGATCTAGAGATTACTCTAGAAAAGAATATTCTGACTATTTCTAGCAGTGGTAAGGATGAAAATTCTACAGATTATATTTTCAAAGGCTTTGCTTCTAGAAAATTCACTCGCCAATTCACTTTGATGGATAATATCAAGGTTACTGGTGCAGATCTAGTAAACGGTATTCTATCTGTTTGGTTGGAGGAATATGTGAAAGAAGAAGATAAACCGAAGAAAATCAATATCGGTGCGCCTTCCGAAAAACAACATCCACAACTGTTAAACGAAGCCTCTAACTTCTGATACTCTGAACTAAATAGGTCCATGGATAACTCTGTGGACCTTTAAAGTTTATGCCGGCAAAAATTGAACGAATTGCAGTATTTGGATCTAAGAAGATCGAGGATTGGGTCTTTAGAGTTTAGATCTAGAACTCAGAGAATATCATGATAATGTGCTATGACAGCACAGATCCGGTGAACTTCATTATCAGATTCTTCACAGACGAAGAACAAGCTAACGCATTTGTTCATGAAGCAGCTATGGGCAAACACTAGCCGTAACATTCTCCCTGAGAGTGTGATATAATGAATCAATACTTTACTATGCAAAGAGGTGACCAAAATTTACATTTACGACCTAGAGACTCTTGGAGTCAATGAGACAGCTGTAGTACTTTCTATTGGCTGTATCTACATCGATAATTATGAACCATGTTCATATCAAGACTTGATGAAGAATTCGTTCTTCGTTAAACTTGATGCAAAATACCAAATTGAAAAACTTGACCGACAAGTCACTTCTTCAACTATTGACTGGTGGGCAAAACAAAGCAATGCTGCTAAGATTCGTTCGTACAAACCAAGCAAGAATGACGTGACACCAGATATTGCGCTTCAGCAATTGCGACAATTTGTCTACGACAATTCCGGGCAATCCAGAGTCAAGTGCTACACACGTGGCTCGATGGATGTTATTGTTTCTGAGCATTTGGCTAAACACGCTGACATGAAGCTCCCTTGGGTATATAATGACTTCAGGGACATTCGTACTGCCATTGACATTCTATATCCACTCAGTAAAGATGGGTATGTGGCGGTTGATCAGACTAAATGTTTTGGTTACACAGATGATATGACTATTGCTCATGATCCAGTTCATGACTGTGCTCGTGACGCAGCAATGATGCTTTTTGGAAAGACTGAATGACAAGATTTTATACAAACGTGGCAAGACTCGGGAATAATTTGTGTATCCGAGAGCAGACAGAAACTGGGCCTAACAAGTTCAAGATTCGGTACCAGCCCAAACTGTTCCTGAAGACTGACAAATAGTCGGAATACAAGACTCTGTATGGTGACTTTGCTAAACCTGTGCAACAAGACTCAATGTCAGAAGCGCGAGAGTTTATCAAGAAATATGAAGGTGTCCGCGGTGTTGAACTATTTGGTCAGCATAATTGGATTCTTCAGTACATCAATGAGACGTATTCTGGGATAGTCAACTTCGACCCAAAACTGATTTCTGCTTGGTCACTTGATATTGAGACATTACTGTTGGAGGAATCTCAGTTTGCACAAAATCACATAGTAAAAGTACGAAAAAAGAGTTGACATTGAGACCTATTTTTAATAAATAAATCTTTAATTTAAGAAAGTTAAAGATGAATTATAAGAAAATTTATGATCAGTTGATAGAAAAACGTAAAAAGGAAATACCAGAAGGATATAAAGAAAATCACCATATAATACCAGAATGCATGGGTGGATCTGATGATAAAGAAAATATGGTGTATCTTTCTGCTCGCGAACATTTTATCGCACATTGGCTATTAGCTAAAATATATGATGGTACATATTATGGATACAAATTAGCATCTGCTTTTCAGTTAATGACTAGAGACTAGAATCATAAAGAAAGATATAAATGCGGTTAGAGAAAGTATGATATAGCTAGAAAACTTTTCTCGTCAAATCATCCTTGTAAGACAGAAGAAGTAAAAAATAAAATAAGAC